ATGGTGCCGCTTCTCCGACAGTCTCGGCGGCGACATCCCTTTGTCGAGTACGCCTTCGCCGACAGCGCCTACAACAGCGCGCGCGTCGCCGATGCCACTTCCATCACCATCGAGATCGTCCTAAAATTCGCCGACCAGACCGGCTTCGCGGTCCATCCGCGACGGTGGGTCGTCGAGCGAACCTTCGCCTGGATCAATCGAAACCGACGACTGACCAAGGACTTCGAACGCTCCCTCCGCTCCGCCACCGCATTGCTCTACGCCGCCGCAGCGCTCGTCCTCGTCAGACGTCTCCCTCGTTACGCATGAGATTCAAAACGGGCTCTTAGAAACTACAAATAAGCTAGCGAGAGATCAGATCTCGAAAAAGAGGGGCCACCCGCCGCGCGCCGGTCATGCTGAGATGGTGGCCGTCGAAATAATAAACCCCCTCCGGCCCCTCGACGAAGCAGCGATCGCCGCGGCACAGCCGCTCGGCCGGATGGACGCGCACGACGCCGGGACCGGCTAGGCCATCGAGCATCGCGAACACCCAGCCGTAGGTTCGCCGGTAGCTCGCCCAGGTGATGTTCAACCGCTCATCCTCCACCCCGCGCGCGGCGTAGCGGGCGAGACCGCTCGGCACGTTCATGCGCGGCAACGGCATCGGGTCGACCAGAACCACAGTCTTCCCGGCGGCGCGCAGTCGCTCGACGGAGCGGCGCAGGCTGGCGGCGAAGTCGGCGCGATCGGTGATGAACTCCGACCCGTAGAAGGCGATCAGCACCACCGTCCGGGTCGTGCGATCGGCAACCAGATAGTCGAGCACCGCCTGATTGTGGGCTCGGCAGGCGCGGGTGAACAACGCCGTGCCGGTCACCGGCGGGCAAGCGGAATAGGAGATCTCGCGCACTGCCCTGCCCTCGGCCTTCGCGACCTCGCCCATTGCGTAAGACAATTCGACGGCATGGCTGTCGCCCCATATCGCCATCGCCGGCGGCACCGGCGCGCCGAACACGCAGCTCGCGGCGATCGGCTTCGCGCTGCCCTCCTCGAAATGACACTGCCGCCGCATCGGGCTGAAGTCCCTGGCAGCGGCAACGCGGGCAAGGACGGCCGGCGTCATGCGCTGCGGCAGGCCGTCGGTTGCGATGACGACCACGGCCGGCACCGCCATGACGACCATCCCGACGGCCGCCAGCGCATAGGTGGTGCGCAGACGCCAGCCGGGTCGACGGAACGGCCGCTCGACGAAGCGCCAGGACAGCCAGGCGGCGGCGATCGAAGCGGCCAGCACGAAGGCGAGCCACCACAGCCCCTCCGGCGCCTCGACCAGCAGGTACTTGCCGGCGACGATGATCGGCCAGTGCCAAAGGTACAGCGAATAGGAGATCAGGCCGATCGCAACCGGAACGCGGGCGCTCAGTGCGCGGCCCACAACTGTGCCCTCGCCACTATGGAGCAGCAGCGCCGTGCCGAGCACCGTTGGCAGTGCAGCGAGGCCGGGGAACGGCGTCTTGCTGGTCAACACGAACATCGGCGCCAGCACCGCGGCCACACCGAGACCGGCGGCGGCCTCCCGCGCAGCCTGCCCGCGGATGGGCGGCACCATCGCCAGCGCGACGATCGAGCCGGCGAGCAACTCCCACATCCGCGTGGCCGGGAGATAGAAGGTGAACGATGGCGCCCGAAACGCGCCGACCGCGGCGAGCGCCAGCGAGGCTGCGAACATCAGCCAGATCGCCGGCGAGCGGAGGCGCGGACTATAGCGCGCGATCAGGATAAGAAGGACCGGAAAACCCAGATAAAACTGCTCCTCCACCGCGAGCGACCATGTGTGGAGCAGCGGCTTGCTCTCCGAAGGAAGATCGAAATAGCCGGATTCGCGGAAGAAAAGGACGTTGGATCCGGAGATCAGAGTCGCGAGGTGCGAGCGGGCGAGTCCGACCAGATCCTGCGGAAGGAAGAACGCCAGCCCGACGGCGAACAGCACCGCGAGCATGGCGAAAAGCGCCGGGAAGATGCGCCGGATCCGCCGATCGTAGAAGGCGACCAGCACCTCCCATGCGCTCTGCGCCTTGGCGATGTCGCGGGCGAGAATGCCGGTGATCAGGAAGCCGGATATGACGAAGAAGACGTCGACGCCGGTATATCCGCCGCCCAACCAGCTGACGCCCGCGTGGTACAGCACGACGGGCAGCACGGCGACCGCGCGCAGCCCGTCAATATCTTTTCGATGATCCCCGCGCGCCATCGTAGCCAAGACGTTTACCCCGTCGGAATGAGGAAGTGTCTCAGCACAAGAGAGGCGCGGGGATCAATGCGGAGGCTCAGAAAGCCGCCATTGTGGCGTCAACAGACGTGTAGGGGATGAAGCCGACGCCAGCGCCTCGGCCACTGACGTTGGCGGACAAGTAAGCTTCGACGCTGGTCCACATAGACGCTCCCACGCCGCCCTGAAGCTGGCCCCCGCGGCCCGCGGTTCCAACGGACGCGCCCGGCGGCGTGGAACCATCGGACGTGCAGTTTACAGCCGTGCCAGTCAGCGCGGGGTTCGTGCCGTTGACGAGCAGCGTGGCGTTCGTCGTCTTGGCGGCGAAGTCGGTCACGGTCGACGAGGCATTGTCGTAGGCGGCGGCGTTGGCGGTGGTGCTACCGGTCCACTTCCAGCTATCCGCGGCCTGTGCAATGCCGCGCCCCGTGGCGGGGCGGATGCCGATGCCGGAAGAGCTGGCCACGAGGCTGTTCAGGTCGCAGTTCGCCATCACCGGCCAGGCGATCCGGTTCTGCACCGCGTACTGGCGAGCTCCCGAGCTGTTGACGTTGAACGTCGAGCCGTAGAGCAGCGACCCCATGGTCGGGTCGCTGCCAGAGTAGTCGCCGCAGCACACGTAATTCGATTTCGATGTGTCCGGCGAGTGCGTGTTGCGCGCGAACACCGTCTCCTTGCTCAGCGTGCCGGCGCTGAGGATCGAGATCGTGCTGGTTGTCTTGATGCAGCAGCTCCGCTCCGTCGGCTTCTGGGGATCGCCGTAGATCCGCACCGCTGCGCCCGTATCCGCGGCTGCCGGCGTGCCTTCGACGATACAGCCGACCATCTTGGTGCAGGTGATCGAGTTGCCCGAATAGTTGACCGTCGAGGTGATATCCATGCGGACACCGTACAGCTCGCAGGTGCCATTCGACGGGTTGTGGTTGACCGGCGGACCGCCGCCGGGGTTCGTCCAGTACCCACCATAAGCGTAGATCGCCAAGCCCGAGTGGCAGGTGACCCAATTGTCGATGCCACCCGAGCCGGCCCCAAAGATGCGCGTGTCGTGAAGGGTGACCCGGCTGGCCGGATTGTTCTGGGTCACCGTGCCGGTGAAGCCGCCATAGCCCCGCGACGAGATAATATCGCCGCCGCTCGTGTCATACTGACCGTAGATATCGGCGATCATCGCTGGCGTCGAACTGGACGCGTCGACCTCCATGAAGAGGCAGAGGACGTTCTGGCTGCCGCCGACGCCCGCACCACGATCGCCGCTGACCCGCTTCATGTCGAGCCGCACGTTGCCGCACACGAAAAGGATTCCGGCGTAGGCGGAAGGCGGCCCGGAGGCGGCATAGCTGTTGGCGACGAATAGGGTGAGTCTGCCATCGCCAAAGGTGGTCAGTGCGGACTGGCCGGCGCTCGCGTCGCACTCGAAGCTGTAGCCTGCGGCCTGCGCGGCCGTGCCGATCGTTCGATCGACGCCGTCGGTTCGGACGGTGACGCCCGGAACGACCGCGACGCGGGTAGGGGTCGCGGGAGCGGGAATGTCCGCGCGGAACTCGATCACCATGCCCGACGTGGCAGCCGAGAACGCCGACAGCATGGTGGCGCCGTCCGTGACGAAGTAGTCGGCGGCGGTGATTGCGTTCGAGGTGGCAGCGTTGGAACCGCCGATGTTGCTGGCCGTGACCCTGCACGTGATCGATGCACCCGCATCCGCGACCGAGGTGACGTAGGTAGACGCCGTCTCGCCGCTGATCGCCGCGCCGTTCCGCCGCCATTGGTAGGCGTAAGCCGTGGGGGTGTTCGACCACGTCCCGTTCGTCGTTGAGTACGTGCCACCGGAATAGCTGATCACCGGCGCAACCGAGTTTGCCGGCGCGCTCACGGTGTCGTCGTTGACGATCGTCGTCGACGCGCTCGCCGTGGTGATCATGCCTGCCGCCAGCGCGTTCGAAAGGGTGACGGTCAGCATCTCGTCGGACTCGACCGTGGTGTCTCCCTGGATCTGGATCGTGATAGTCTTGTCGGTGTCGCCATCCGCGAAATTCAGCGTGCCCGAGGGGATCGCTGCGCCGACGAAGTCGCTGGCGTTGACCGTTCCGCTCGCCGCCCAATCGACTGACGCAGGGCCGACCGTGTAGCCGGAGCGGGTGACGTTGTAGTTGACGTTCGTCGTCCCCGAATTTCCCTCGCCGATCGAAGATGGACCCGAGATAGAGAATTTCGCCACGTCTTCGTCTCCTGAGGCGGTGCCGGCAGCGCGAGCGCGCACGGCGATCTGGGTGAGAGAGAGGCCGACACCGATCATGACTTCACCTCGACATTGTCGGCCTCGACCTTCATCGTCTCGGTCTTTCCGGCCTGTTCGTGGATGCGGTCCATTGCGCGGGCGGCGAGATCCGAGCCGGCCTTGGTGGCGCTGGTCCACATGCCGATCACTGCGGTGAAGCCCGATCCGACCACCCCGCCGGCCAGGGCCGCGAACAGCTGCGACTGGTCGAGCGCCGGCACGAAGGCGAGCAGCGACAGCACGTAGACCATGAGGCCGGTGGTGATCAGCACCAGCCAGCCGCGCTCGCTGGGCCAGCCCGGGCCGGTCATCGCGGCACCTCCTGCGAGGCACCCCGGTAGAGGTCGGCCTCGGCGGCGCGGCGCAGGGTGAGGCCGGCCAGCGCCTTGCCGCCCGCCCGGTTCCAGCGGGCGAACTGGGCGGCGGCGCCGGCCGTGTCGCCGGCGCGGTGCAGGCGCAGCAGGGTGGAACCGGCGAGCGCCGCCAGCCCGACGTTATAGGCGAAGGCGACCAGCGCATCGAACTGCGCCTGGCTCGTGGCCGCGGCGGTTGCGCCAGCGGCCGCACCGGGGGCGGTCAGCCGGGCGACGCCGGCGGCGACCGCGGCGAGATCGGCGGCGAGGCGGGCATCGGCCTCGGCCTGGGTCCAGACCGTGCCCTTCGCGATGCCCGGGCCGGTCGCACCCCAGCCGATCGTCCACGGCTCGCCGCCGCTCGCCGGATCGGGATAGGCGGCGAGGCGGCAGCCCTCGAAGCGGCGGACGAGGTCGATGCCCGCGGCCGAGACGGCGGCGGGCCTTTCGATGCCGCCTGCGGCCGTGCCCGGGACGGGCACCGGGGTCGGCAGCGCAGCGAGGATGGCGCGGATCGCGGCCTTGCTGCGCGGGCCGAGCACGCCATCGACCGGGCCGATCGCCCGGCCGAGGCGCAGCAGGTCGCGCTGGATGGCCTGTTCGGTGCTCATGCCGCTGCCGCCTCCCCCGCACCGATGCCGGCGCCCGCTCCGACACCGGGCATGCCGCTCGCCAATCCGGTCGCGGCCAGGCGCGCGGCCTGGACGGCGGCCTTCTCGGCGAGCTCCTCGGCCTCCTGCTTGACGCGCATCTCCTTGATCTTGGCGACGAACTCCCCGGCGCGGCGGGGATCGGCCTCGATCAGCATCAGGAGCCCGTCGAAGGACTGCTTCAGGTTGTTCATGCGGTGGCGCATGATCGCCATGTTGGCGTCGTAGAGCGCGCGGTCGCCGTCGCGCGCCGCCTCGAGCGTGCGGACGCGGTCGTTGAGCTGCTGGACCAGGGTCATCGCCACGTCGTCGGACGCCTTGCGCTTGGCGCGGAGGTGGTCGAGCACGGTCTTGACCGCGAAGCCGATCCCGCCCGAGGCGAAGAGCGCGGGGACGACCGCGGCGGCGTGCTGGCCGAATTCGGCGAAGGTCATGGGTGATCCTCCCGTGATTGAAAGCCGCTCCCCTGAAGGGGAGGGGTTTTTCGGTTCCGCCCCCTCATTGCTGCCTCGCATCGATGGTCAGCGTCGCCGCCCCGGCGCTCGCCTGGTGCGCCCAGAGGAGGTCGGCGCTCGCGAAGTCGACCGTGAAGCCCGGGCCGCCGCCGGTCACCACCGGGGTGCGCGCCAGCGGCGGGTCGAAGCTCGCGATCAGGCCCGGGCCGGCGGGCACGAAGCCGGCCAGGCGGCGGTAATGCCGCTCGCAACGCTCGCGCTCCTCGGTTTCGGCGAGTTCGACATAGTCGCAGGGCTGGGTGCCGGGGCAGAGCCGCGGCGCCTCGATCTGGAACCAGTCGGCCGCGGCGGTGCCGGTGAAGCCCGCGGCCTGCAGGTAGACGATCACCAGCTCGGCATCGGCGGGGACGGTCGCGGCGCCGGTGGAGAAGGAGACGGTCGCCGGCGTCGTCCCCGGCACCACGCTGTCGGTGACGAGCTGGACCGATCCGGCCGGCAGGCTGGCGGTGCCGAAGGCGGCGGCGGCGCTGGTATTGGTGTAGATGCGGACGATCACGGTCCCGCCCGGCGGCGACCAGCCGCCCCCGCGCGAGAAATCGGCGGTGAACGTCACGGGTTTGCCGCGCAGCCGCCGCGCCGCCTCGCCATCGACGACATGGGCAAGGCCGATCGCGGCGGCGGCGGTCGTGCCGTCGCTGCGACCGATGCGCAGCGCGCGCGCCTGGCGGGACCCGGCGACCCGGGCGACGAAGCCGCCGCCGGTGTTGCGGTAGCCGCGCCAGCGATCGGCGGCATAGGCGCCGGTATTGCCGAGCGCGACGAGGTCGCCATCGGCGGCGATGGCGAAGCTGGCATTGTCGAGGATCGGCGCGGGCGCGGCGCGGTACGGGTTGACGAAGCGATACGACCCGCGCGGCAGGTGCAGCCGCGGCAGCAGGCCATAGGGCCCGGCCGGCGCGCCGGGTATCGGCGCGGTGCCGATGCAGGCGCGCGCGCCGCAGCTCGGCCCCTCCAGCGACTGCGCATACTGGCCGACATGGAGCACGGGATTCGGCCCGACCGCGCCGGCGAAGCGATAAGCCATCGCCGAGCCGAGGATCCCGGCCTCGTCCTTCGGTGTCATCGCGGCGAGCGGCGGGAAGGCGACGAGGTTCGCATCCTGATTGCCGCCGGGGTAGGAATCGTCGGTCAGGCTGATCCCGCCATCGCCGGGGTCAAGCAGTGGGAAGGCGCCGCGTGCGACACGGGCGACGACGCTGTCGGTGCCGTTGGAGAAGGTCACCGTCTCGCCCGGCGCCGTGTCGAGCGGCCCGCCGCAGGCGATGCGTATGTAATTCGCCGCGCCGGTGCCGAGATCGGTGCCGGCGACCACCGCGGTCGGGCTGTAGCCGTCGGCGGCGATGTCGGCGCCGACCATCGGCAGGGTCGTGCCGACCGGCGTCACCGTGCCCGACAGCACCAGCGGGCCGAGGATCGAGCCATGCGCCCAGTCCTGCCCGATCTGCGAGAGCGAACCGACCGCGAGGACCGGCGGCGTCCCCGCGCTCTGGAAGGAAAGCAGCGCGCCCCCTGCCCCGACCCCGCCGCCGCGCACGGTGAACTGGCCGGACAGCGGGGTGGTGTAGATGCCGGGGTCGACGACGGTGACCGCCAGGATATGGCCGGCGCCGTCGGTGGTGAGCCGCACCTTGCCCGGCCGATCGGCCTCGCCGCCGACCAGCGGCACGATCGCGCCCTGCTGGTAGAGCGCGCCCGGCGCATCGACCCGGATGCCGGCGAGCACGTTGATCGTCGGCTGCGGGCCGGAAGGGTCGGTGGAGGCCGATCCGTTGTCGAGGATGGTGCCGGTCAGCATCCGGCCCGCGTCGTCGACCGTATCGATGCGGACCAGCGCCTGGGCATAGTCCATCGCCGGCACCGCGACGATCTGGCCGGGATCGTTTCCGAACCCGCCGTCGAGCACGGTGAAGCGCGTCACCTCCCAGCCGAGCCGGCGCAGCGGCAGGCCGCGCGTGTCGTAGACGGCGAGCACGGTGTCGGGCGCGGTCATCCGCGGGCTGCCGATCATCTCGACCAGGCCGCCGTCGCCGATGCCGGTGAGGGTGCGGCCGATGGCATGGCCGGCGGCGGCGCCGATCATGTCCTCGCCCTCGGCGGTGACGTGGACCCCGTCCGATCGCGGGCCGACATAGTCGACAGCGACCATCCGCAGGTCGGGGTGGGCGGCGCAGGCGAGCCGGTCGCCATCGCTGATCGTGCCGCGGCGGCCGTTGAGCACGGGCACCGCGGGCGAGGCCGAGGGATAGGTCGGCCCGGCCTGGATCATGAAGGTCAGCGGCGTGGCGGTGAAGCCTTCGCGGGCGATGTCGTCGGCCTCCTGTTGGCGGAACTGGAGGACGGTGGCGGCGCGGTTCTCGGGCGTGAGCTGATCGCTCACCTCTTCCAGCTCGTTCTGGGCGACCTCGGCGGTGCCCTGCCAGATCAGGGTATGGACCTCGGGCACCCAGCCCTCCCGGTCGCAGATCGCACGGAAGGCGGCGCGGGCCTCGCGCCGGCGCTTGGCGGCATAGGTGCCGCGGCCGAGATGGCTGAGGCGGTGCCCGCCGATCCCGCAATTGGCAACGACGTAGAGGCTGAGATCGGCCGGCAGCACGCCCTCGAACGCCTCCGCATCCAGCGCCGCCTCGACCATCGCGGTGACGAAGGTGTTGCCTGTGTTCGAGGCGAACGGGGTCACGGCGCCTCCGACCGGATCGACATAGTCGGGGTTGGTCCGCCCGACCTGCTCGTGCAGCGGGATCAGCGCTGGCGGATCGAGCAGCGGGTTCGAGGCGAGATGCGCCGACTGGTACGCGTCGGCAAGCGGCCGGTTGCCGGCATCGGCGAGCGCCAGCATGAAGGCGTTGGCCGGATAGCGCGAGACCGGATGGCGGTTGCGAAAGGCGCCGTTGCCGATCCCCTGCGACTGGCACACCACCTGGATGAGCCGGGCGACGCGGCGGCCATCGGCCGTCGTCGCGCCGGTGCTGCGCAGCCAGGTCCCGGCGCGGCGGAAGCCGGCAGGGGTGACGCGGTCGGCCTTGCCGGCCTTGAGCGCGGCGATCGTGCGCACGGTGCTGGCGCTGTCGCCGGCGCCGACGATGATGCGCGGGTCGTGCTGGCCGCAGACGATGATCGGTTGTTCCTCGGTCATCGCGATCACGCTACCGCCGCCGGCGCGTCGGCCAGCCAGTGCGTCCGCAGCAGGTCCCAGCTCGCGCTGTCGGTATAGAGATTGGCGTCGAGCCAGAGGATGTCGCTGACCAGTACGTCCTTGGCCGGAATGCGGTAGCGCGGGCTGCCGGGGGTCAGTGCCGGCTCCAGCTCCTGCCCGCCGAACACCACCAGCTTGGCGGCGCCGGGGATGCCGGTGTCGCTGCCCGACAGCCAGGTGCCGTTGCCGATGCGGACCCGCCATTGCTGGGCGGTCGCGTCCCACACATAGGTGAGGACGTAGAAACGGCTGTCGAGGATGGCGTTTACCGCCGTGCTCACCGCGCCGGCGGTGTCGACATTGAAATCGGCGAGGACCCGGCCCGAGCTGTTCACCCCGATCGTCGGGACGTTGTTGTAGCCGGTGCTCGACAGGATCGCCTTCTGCGCGGTGGTCATACCCGTCTTCACGACGATCTGCGCGGAGAAGTCCCTGGTCTTGTCCCAATAGGTAAGCCCGTCGGGCACCGCCATGACGCCGGGATTGGCGGCCGATCCGGCGACGATCGCCGGCCGGCCGTTCGGACCGGCGGCGTCGGTCCGGACGGGCGCGGTGGCGGCGACGGGGGCGAGCATCACCCCGCCGACGAAGTCGGTCCAGCCGGCGGCGGCGAAGTTGCGCTCCGCCTTCCACCAGTTGCGCAGCTTCGACGATCCCTTCAGCCGCGCTACCGCCATTTCGGTGGGCGCGACGATTACCGCGCCGGTGCCGGTGGCGATCGCGGGGTTGGGGCGGACGAGGACGGGGGCGACGGTCATGCGGGCTCCTCAGGCGCTGACGGCGTTGATCTGAAGTTCAACCGGGGCCAGCCACGGGTAGAGCACCTCGTCGCTGTCGGGGATCGAGCGGCCGATCGAGCCGCGGAAGATGCTGCGCGCGCCATCGGCGCGACTGCCGGCGGTGCCGCCCGCCTGCGACAGGCTCGCCGCCGACAGCACGGCGCCGGCGCCATAGGCGCGGCTGAAGGTGACATCGATCGCCGCCGCGCCGTTGACCGTCGCGGAGACGACGCCGAACGCGCCGGCGACGTCTCGCACGGTAAAGCCGCCGTCGCGACCGCTCGATTCCTGTCCGGCGGGCGGCGGGCCGAGATAATTGTAGGCGGCAGTGTCTGACGGATAGCCGATGATCGCGCCGCTCTCGTCGCGCACCAGCACCCCGCCGCGCGGCACGTTGACCTCGATCCGCACGCTGCTGGCGGTAAGCGGAACCACCCGCAACGGCACCAGAGCGCGATTGCCGTCACCGAGGACGAGATCGACGAAGGCATCGCCGAAATCGGCACCGATCTGGCGATAGCCGAGCACCGTCGGATGGGCGTCGCCCGCCAGCTCGCGCGCATAGGTCGGGCCAGCATGGCCGAACAGATGCGGCAGGTCGCGCGACAGCTCGTGCCAGGCGACCGGGCCGCAAGCGGTGCGGATCGTGCCCGTATAGGTCGCCCGGTTGGCGGCATAGCCGACCATCCGCACTGGCTCGGTCTGCTCGGGGATCAGGCGGTGGACAAGGCTGGTGATGTCGGCGTGAAGCTGCAGCAGCGACCGTTTGTAGGTGGTGCGGGCGGTGGTGCTGACCGCATCGGCCTCACCATGGGCGACCGCGACCGCCGCCATCAGCGGCGTCTTGCCGAGCGCGCGGATGGCCGCGACGGTCTGCGTCAGGCAGCGCTCGAACTCGATCCACGTGTCGGAGCCGCGGGCGATGCGAAAATATTCGTAACCCGAATGCGCCGCGCCGAAGAAGGCGATCGGCCGCTCGAAGCCGAAACGCGCCTGCATCGAAGCGAGAATGACGTTCGCCATCTCGAAGAACGGATGTTCCTTGGCGGGGGTCGCCGGATAGGTCGACCGCAGGTCGGCGAGGGTGGTGAAGGCGGCGCCCTTCGGCACCACCCCCGGCGCCGGCATCAGCGCGTAACCGGGGTCGCGCGGCGTGGTGGAATAGGGGCCCGCCGCATCGCCGGCGGCGGCCGCGTCCATGAAGCTCTGACCGACGCCGCCGACGATGGCGATGCAGTCCTCGTCCCAGACCGACAGGCTCTGATCTGTAGTGTAGTCGGAGCCGAGCGCGAACGACCATGCGATTGCCGGTGGGGCGGCCAGACCGCCCGGGCCGCCGCACGTCGAAAGGATCCGGCCATCGGCGGCGAGATCGAGGGTGCCGCCCCGCCCGTCCAGCCAGAGCAGGAGCGCATCGCGCGCGGCGATCTGGTCGAGCGCCTCGGCACCGTCGCCGATCGCGGCAAGGCTTTCGCTATCGGGCGAAGCCGCGAGCAGGCGGCCGTCGGCGGCGACGGCAAGCTCGGCCCCCGGCGCGGCATCGAGATAGAGGAGCAGGGGGTCGCGCGCCGACACTGCAGTCAGCGCCGCGGTGCCGTCGGGCAGGCTGGCGAGGTCGGCACGGGTTGCCGGCGCACTGACGAAGCGGCCGAGCGCGTCGAGGACAATCTCGGCCCCCGGCGCATCGTCGAGATAGAGGGTGACGCCGCGCCATTCGGTCGCCGAGCCGCCGGCAGCGGGCGCCACCGCCGCGCCGGCCGCGGCACCGGCGGCGGTCGCCACGGCGCGTGCGGCATCGATCACCGACAGCGCCGTCGCGGCATCGCCGGCATCGACATAGGCGTGGTCGGCCTTGTCTGCCTGCAGCGCGGCCAGCCGCGCGATGGTCGCGGCGCTGTCGCCGCTGCCGATGATCACCCGGCTCATGCGACGCTGACCCCGCGCTGGAAGACGAACGGCCCCTCGAAGGGCGACAGGGTCAGGCCGTCACGAGTCCTGAGCAGGTCGTGGCTCATCCGCACCACCGCGCCGGACCCGATCGCCGCGAGGTCGAGATCGGCGCGGCGGATGGTCAGGATGACGCTGCCGAGTGCCGGGTCGACCGCAAAGAAGCCGGTCTCCCCCTCGCCGTCCACATTCTCGGCGCGGACGATCAGGACCTCGCTGCCGGGTTCGGGCCGGACCTCGAGGACGAAGGCGATGCCGGTCACGTCCTCGGGGACGCCGGGGGCGGTTTCGAAACGCAGCGGCACGCGCAGGTCGGCGTTCAGCCGCATGGTGAGTTCGAGATAGCCGGCCATGGCTCAGCCGATCGCATAGGCCGAACGGCCGTAGCGGCGGACGAGGTCCAGCGCGCCGGCATTGGCGGGCCGGTGGAGCGCGACGTTCCAGAGCTGCGCGTCCGCGATCAGGCCATCCAGACTGCCGCCCTGCCCCGCATAGGAGCCAAGCGCCAGGCCGGTCTGGGTGACGACCGCCGAACCGTTCGACACCGCCGTGAAGGCGCCGCCGTTGACCGACATCGCCAGTTCGTGCCCGTTCGCGTCCCACGAGATGACGGCATGCGTCTTGCCGAGGGCGCGTGGGATCGAGACCACCGCATCAGACCCGGCATTGCCGGCGGCCGCGACGATATAATCGGTTCCGCCGATCTGACGGACATAGGCGGCGAACCGGCCGACGCCGCCGTTGTTCTGACTGCCCGCGAGCAGACTGACCGGCGCGATCGCCGGTACGTCGAAGATCAGGCTGACCGAGAAGGAGCCGCCCGGCAGGATGCCCGGCACCTCCAGCCGATCGGCCGACGAAGCGGCAAATGACGCAGCGGGGCGGCCGTTGATCTGGTCTTCCAGATACTGAGGCTCGGACAAGATTGCTGCGAGAGGGCGGCCGACATAGTCACCGTCGGCGCTGAGCTTGCGGCTCACCACCGCCGCGATGTCACTGGAGGCAAGGGTCACGAAATCGGGCGCGATCGTCCACCAGTCGATCAGATCTGCATGACCGCCGATCGCGAAGTCGAAGATCACCGAGGGCTTGGCCATCGCCGGCATCGGACCGGCGGAGCGGATGGGAAAGGCAGGCATCGCGGTCCTTTCAAAGGGTCTTGTCGAAGGCGGGCAGCCAGTTGGTGAGCTTGAGCCCGGGCACGGCGAGGCTGTCGGCGGTCGCGCTGTCGCAGACATTGCCGTAGGTGAACGATCCGCCCGGCTTGGCCGTGGTCTGATGCCGGTTGCCGTAGGTCAGCGTGCCCGATCCGATGGTGCCGGCGATGACGATATCGTCGCCGCTGAAGCTCACCGCCGTCACGCTGCCGGCGCCACTCCAGTTGAAGCCCCAGCCGGTTGCCTGGAACAGGTCGGTGGTGTTCAGCCTGAGCGCGCCGACCCGGCCTCTGGTGGGCACGACGATGTTGCCGCCCGATCGCACGATGTTCGCCCGATCGGGGAACAGCCCGCCGACGGCCGCCCCGTTCCACACGATCCGCTCGCAGGCGAGCGCATCGTACTCGCCCTGGACGCCGTAGCCGAGCGCCTGGAGATGCGCGGCATCGGCATAGCCGTAGCCGTCCTTGTAGAAATATTGCGGCTGCGAGACGTAGATCAGGTTCGACTGCTCGGCGGCGTCGATATGCGCGAACACGATGTCGTCGCCGCTGTCGCCGGAAGACGAGATCACGTCGGTCAACTGCGCGGTGATCAGCGGAACCCGCGTCGGCAGCGCGACATCGGCGTAGAGATCCGGCCAGGTGGTCGCGAACTGGTCGAGCAAAGCGAGGATGTCGGCGTTGTAATCCTCCGCCAGCTGCTTGAGCGTGGCGACCCAGCTCGCCCGCGGGGTCAGACTGGCGCGATCGGCATTGCCCTGGCCGAAGGGTAGCCAGCGCACCACGAAGGGGCGGCGATACTTTCCGCAGGCGATCTCGCCCATGCGCTGCAGACTGGAGAGCGCATTGGCATAGGGTACGGATCCCTTGGCGAGATCGGCGAGGATGGTGCCGCCGCGGCCATCCGCGCGCGCCACATAGGGCGCCTGCACCCGGCCGGTCGCCCCCGCCCGCACCGACAGATAGCGCATCGTCGCGGCGAGGCCGGTCTCGCCGACATTCTGCGTGGAGACATAGGCTTCGACTGCCGGCGCGAAGTCGCTCGCGGCAGCCGGGTTCCACGCGCTGGTCATCGGCCCGCGGAGCCCGTCGTCGAGCATCAGGTTGATGTGGCGGGCAAGCGGGGCGACGGTCAGAACATGCGGGTCGGCATCGAGCGCGCCGCCGCCGACGCGCAGCGACTGCCCGCTCGACACGAAGCCCTCGATCGGCCCCCGCCCCTCGCGGATCGCCGCCTGCGCGGTGATGTCGCGGCGGTAGACGTAGGAATAGCTCTGCCCCTCCTCGTCGGACCAGGCGCGGGCGAGCAGCGGCGACAGCCCGCTCGCGCCGAACACCTCGCGGTCGAACAGGCCGTGGGGAACGTCGATCGCTTCAATCCCGCCGCCCAGTTGCGCGCGCGTATCGGCGTCGAGGACGGCGAAGACGCTACCATCATGGTTGAGCGCGAAGGAGGTGCGGTCGCCATCGCCGATGATCGCCAGGCGATGCTCGCCTTCAAGGTCGATACCCCATTTGGTGCTGATGCCCAGCGCGAGGAGCTGGCCGTGCAGGTCGACGCCCATCGCCCGCCGGCCGCCACGGATGGCAAGCGTCTCGACATCCTCGACGTTCTGGCCGAGGCTGGAGAGCGCGATACGCCGTGTGCGCCGCTTCTCGTTGGCGGCATCGGTCGTGGCGGCGGTTAGCGCCGTGACACTGGCGTCGATATCGGCCTGAAGATCCGCGTCGGCGCTCATGCGCGCGCCCGCCTCTCCCGCAACCGCGGCGATGCGGGCGGTCTGTTCGGCGCTGTCAGCGTTGATGCGCGCGGTCTGCTCCGCGTTGAACGCGGCAATCCGCGCATTCTGTTCGGCGGCGAGGCCCGTCGAAAGCGATGCGGCGGCGCCGACCTCCTCCCAGGCGATCTCGCCGATATCGGTGACGCCGTCCGCGCCGAAGGTCTGGACGAAGGGCACGATGTAGCGGGTGGTGGTCGTCCAGGCGAAATCCACCCCTTCGCCCGCGCCGGCCGCGAACACCGCCTCGATCACGGTCGGGTCGGGCTGGACGGAGAGCGTCACGTCCTGAACGACGGTCGGGCTCGAAATCGTCGCCTTGCTCTTGTTGAGCCGGTTCACGGCGAACCGCACCGTGTCTCCGGCGGGATCAGTCGGGTTGGTCGCGCGCTGGATGCGGGCGCGGACGCGGATGACGCTGTCCGGCCAGACCGCGATCCGCTCCCGCAACGCGGTCACCGAGGCGCCGGTCTGGCGCAGGGCCGCACCCATGTCGTCGGTCTCGACCAGTGTGCCGCCGGGCGCCGCCGCGCTCGCCGCGGTGCCGTTCAGCGTTGCGGTGAAGCGGTCGAGCACATCGCCCGGCTTGCCCTGCGTCTGTACGGCGGCGGTGACGGCGGCTTTCGTCTCGAGCGCCGTCTCCAGCCCGGTGACGGTGGCGATCGCCTGGCTGCCGGTATGGGTGGAACGGTCGCGAAGCTGCGCATTGGTCGCATTGGCGGTGGCGGCGGTCGCGATCCCGTCGAGCTTGGCCTTGTCGGCCGCCGACATCATGCCCGCTACGGCGCTGGTCGCGGCGGTCGCCGGAGCCTTGCCGTCGAGCTCCGCCTGCAACCCGGCGACGGTCGCGATCGCCTGGCTGCCGGTATGGGTCGAGCGGTCGCGAAGCTGAGCGTTGGTGGCGTTGGCGGTCGCCGCGGCCGCGATCCCGTCGAGCTTGGCCTTGTCGGCCGCCGACATCACGCCCGCTACGGCGCTGGTCGCGGCGGTCGCCGGAGCCTTGCCGTCGAGCGCCGCCTGCAACCCGGCGACGGTCGTGATCGCCTGGCTGCCGGTATGGGTCGAGCGGTCGCGAAGCTGGGCGTTGGTGGCGTTGGCGGTCGCCGCGGCCGCGATCCCGTCGAGCTTGGCCTTGTCGGCGGCCGACATCACGCCCGCTACGGCGCTGGTCGCGACCGTCGCTGCGGCCTTGCCGTCGAGCGCCGCCTGCAAGCCGGAAACGGTGGCGATCGCCTGGGTGCCGGTGTGGTTGGCGCGACTCTTCAGATTGGCGTCGCTGTCATTGGCGGTCGCCCCCGCCGCGACATTGAGGAGCCCGCGCACCTGCGTAGCGTTCAGATCGACCGGCGTGCCCGGTCCGCTGCCGGCGGCGCGCCCCTTGAGGGTTGCCTCGCCCATGCTGGCGAGGCGCGAATTGGTGACGGCGCCGGGATCGATATCGCCGCTTGCGACGCTGTCCTTGCCGGACAGGCTGCCGAGGTCGGCGAGGTTCGCCTTGTCGGCGAGTGGCGCGGCAAGGGCACCCGTGACCACGATCTTGATGGGTGACAGGCTGCTCATACGGTCACTCCGGGGTTGAGGATTACGGGACCCTGCAGGAGGATTTCGGGGGGATAGGTGTTGCGCGTCGCGCGGATGTCGTAGGCGAGGCGAACGATCGCCTGATCGCCGTCGACCGCGTTCAGGTCGGAGCCGAGGAGTTCGATCAGGTACTGGCCGTCGCCGCCGGGGGTCGGCGTGATCGTGAACGTTGCCAGCGCGCCCCCGCTCACCCCCGCCGCCGCCTTGACCGCGCCCGCCAGGGTCCAGTGGGACGCGTCCACGGGATTGCCGGACAGATCGTAGAGCAGGATCGTGCGGACCCAGCTCCCGTTCCGGTTGAGTTCGATGGGAAGATAGATCGGCGACAGGCTGTCCATCACGGTGCCTCCACGAAGCTGATCGACAGGCTGTCGGCGCGGCCCCAGGTGAAGGCGGCCGAGATGTCGGAGTTCGGCACCAGCCGCGCCCGCAGCCTCGGCCAGTCGAAGTCGAGCGGCGTGTCGTCGGCGACCGCCTCGCGCAGCGGCGGGCTGATCCTGACGGTGACGGGCTGGTCGGGCGGCGCTACGACGCGCTCGACCTTGTAAAGCCGCGGCCCCTTGGTGGGATGGACGATCGAGAAATGCTCGCCACCGCGCGGCTGGCTGCCGCGGGAAACGTGGATGTGCAGCTGGGTCGCGCGCAGGGCGGCGGGGTCGATGATCCGGGCCACGATCAGCGGCGCGGCAAAGCCGGTCGCCTCGGGGAAATAGGGGTCCGGTGAGCCGTGGACCAGATCGCCGGGCCAGAGCGGCCGGCCGCCGGCGACCGGCCGCGGCGCGGTATCGAGGAACGGCACCGGTACGTCGATCGCGACGGTGCCCGCGGCGGCATGCGCCTCCCAGGCGCTCCACAGCCGCGCCATGTCGGCATCCGAATAGTCGAACTGGCCGACCTGCCGCCCGATCAGTTCGATCCCCTCGAAATCGACCCGCCAGCGCCCGCCGCCCGAAATCTCGATGACGTCCTCGTCGCCGAGCAGGTTCTCGCCGCTGGACAGGGTCCGCCCGAGCACTCGCGCCCGGATCGTCGCCGGGTTCACGACATGAGTGGGAAAGGTACAAGCCAAGCGCGCCGCCTCCAAAAGCGAGGCGAGTTGTGGCGGACGGAACGGGTGCCGGTTTAGGGCCGTCAGCCGGCGCTTGGGCGACCCGGTGGGATGAAACGGCACGCTCAACCGATCGTGATCGGACCCGCACCAGTCTCCGCCGCCGGCCGGTCAGTGCTGCTGTACGCCCGCGTCCAGACGTACCACGTCCCCGCGGCGATCCCCGTAAAGGTCCGCTCCCGGCTTTCGAGGATCGCGCCGAAATCGTCGGGCGAGAGCACAGTCGCCGCAGCGATATCGTCCGTCGCGGCGATGAGCACGCGGGTGTAGCTGTAATTGGGGCTCGGCGGGTTACGCCAGGCGACGGTGATCTCGCCGGTACCGCCGGTCGCGGTCATCGCGGTGGTCGGCGCCGGCGCCAGGTCTTCGGTCGAGGTGTCGACCGAAACGAGCGCAGACCAGGGGGACAGGCGCCCGTCCCCCGTCTCATAGGCGACGGTGACATCGACCTCGCTGTCGACAGGAACGAATTCGGTGACGAGGGCGATCTCGGCGCTGGTGTCGACATCCTCGTACTGGCGGCTTTGCCAGATCGTGCTGTCCTTGACCCGGGTGCGGACCGTCCAGATCGCATCGTCACGGGTCGGCCCGTCGATGCTCAACGCGATGACCACGCCTGGCGTCCCCGCCGCACTGTTCTCCGAATAGGTCGCGGTGGCCACCGTGATCGCCGGCGTGTCGAGCGGGCCGCGCAGGGCCGGCGTGGTCACCGGCGCGCCCTGGCCCTCCTCGGCCGCCGGGTCCCAGGCGTCGATCGCGGGATCGGCCGCGACCCAGGAAAAGGTTACTCCGCCGGTCGCCATGTTGCGGGTCAGCGCCGTGATCTCGACCGGATCGTCGAAGAACACCTTGCCGGCCTCCTCGATGCGGAGGTTGATGTAGCGCTCCCCCCGCACCGCGCGGCCCGCGACATTGGTCGTGACGGTGCCGCGAAACCGCGCCATCGCGCGGGCCATGTTGCGCTTGGCCAGGCGCCGCGCCTGCGGAAAGGACGGCACCTGCACGTCGAGCGACTGGGACAGCACGGCGCCGCGTGCGGAAATATCGTCCTCGTCGGTCCAGGCATCGCCATCGACGCTGGCGTAATTGTGATCCTTCGACACGTAGGTCAGCGAGATCTCGTTGACACTGTCTTCATCGTTCACCCCGTCGACGAATTCATAGGAGACGATCGCCTCGGCATCGATCGACACCGTCGGCGCAGTGTAACGTCCGGCATGGATCACGATCGCTCCGTCCGCACGCGCCGCCATCCACCCGTCGCAGCAGGCGAGCAGGCCGGAGATCACGCTCTGATGGGCGTCGGTATGCTTGTGGGCGAGGCAAGAGCGATAGCGCGGCTCCGTCCGCCCGTCCCAGCTCGCGAATTCGCCGGCATGATGGGTGTGTGAGAAGGGATCGGCGAAGGTGACCAGCGTACCGGCGATCGCCGCGACGGTGCGGGTCTCCTCACGCGCCGTGCCGACCGAGAGAATCACGCTCTTGCCGGCCGCAAGATCGCCGATGACGAGAAAGGCGACGCTGTCGTCGCCGGGGCCGGCCTCTCCGGCAAGACGAACGCTGCCCTTCAGCGGCATGCGGCGATCGGCCTCGTCGCAGGCCTTCTTCCATGAGTCCAAGGCGGGCTGGATCCGGGTGGCGATATCGACGCCCTCGCGAACGATGCGATAATGCAGGAGATGGCGGACCGCATTCTCGGTCCAGGTCCAGGTCGCCGGATCCGTCCAGTTTTCGATCCGCGGATCGGGACAGAGTTGCCAGCGGCCGACGATCGAGAGCGCCGGCTGGCCGTTGGGATAGATTTTGAGATACTTCTTCTGGCTGGCCGGCTGCCAGATCACCGAGGCGGTGACGACGCCATCGCCGCGATGGTCGTCTGTCCATTGCGGGAAATGCGCCTTGATCGCGCCGAGCACGGTCTCGCTGGGCAGGCCCAGCCGGACGTCGATCGCCACCTTGCCGCTGCCATAGGCGCCATCGGGCAGCGCGTTAACCGTGCCGCCCGCGCCCAGCGTGACCTTGTCGTCGCCAAGATAATAGGCGACGACGCCGTCCATCTGCCCGTCATGGATTGCGAAGGCGTCGGCGGCGACACCGGCTGCCGATGTGTCGTAGAAGATATAGGCGCCGTAGAGCCGCGATTGACCATAGGCCGATACGCGCTCCGGCCGCGGATTCTTGATCGCCGCCTCGGCGCTGTCCGGCTTGGGAAGCTTAGGACCGAGCCCGGCGAGCGTCGCAAAGCCCTGCATGCCGGCCGCGACCGCCGTCGAGACGACCATCGTCGCCAGAGCAGAGGCAGTCGCACCGGCGGCGATGCCGACATGGCCGATCCACGCCGCGATTGCGGGCTGCCCGACCGCGACCGCGGCAACCGCCGCGGCAACGGCGATGAGGGAGACGACGGTCCTGCCCATTACGGCCGCCAGATCCGGGTGACGAGCTCCCGCTCCAGCGACGCCCCGGCAATGCCGGCCTCGCCGACGAACATCCAGCGTCGGCCGCTGAAGATCGCGCCAGCCTCCTGCCCGAGCAACGAGACCACACCGATATCGCCGGCCGCCGGTTCGTCGACCTCCGGGATCCCGGCCGTGCGCATGCCCGCCGCAAACAGCGCGGCAAGCCCGCCGGCGTCGAAGATCAGCGCCTCGACCGCGGCTTCCGAAGCATAGGCGCCGCGCCACCGCGCCATCGGGTCGGCCCTGCCGCAGCGCAGCGCCCAGTCGGCGGGAAAGGTGCAGCAATCGTGGACGCCGGCTTGACGCCGTTTGCATCCGGCTTCGCGCAGATAATGTCCGAGATCAGGCATATCGGGCGGGTAGAGGCCGTCACGCCCGTGAATTATGGCCATCACCGCCGGGTCGGCTGGTCATTTCGGGCCAAAGCGCCGCGAGGCTCCCTGGGTGATCGCCGAGACGAACGCGAAGATCCGGTCGCCGGGCGATTTCGCGCGCTGGTCGACATCGGTGAAATAGGCATTCGGCGCGCGGGCACGGCGGGTGTCAGCGGTGGCGATCGACAACTTGATCGACCGGTTGCGCACCTCGCCCGCGGTGCTGCTGACGCTGAGGCTGTCGGCGCGGAACACCGCCTCCCACTCGACCGGCGCGATCGGTTGCCAATCTTCATCGAGGTCGAGGCGACCGAGATGGATCTGCGCGCCGCCGACCGCCTCCGCCTCCGTCGAGGCCAGCACCAGCGTCTCGGCCGCGACGCCGGAAATGGTGACGTCCAGCCGGTCGGCGGCGCCGTTCACGAGCTGTTGGTAATCGGGCAGGTTGATAAGCCCGCCGCCACCCAGATAGAGTGCCGGATCATCCTCGACATTGTCGGCAGGAATGACGAGGTCGCCGAACCCCGAATGCAGCCGCGCGATCGGGTCGGAGGCGATGCGGACGAGGTAGAGTTCGCGGAACAGGCCCATGGCGGCTTCGTGGTCGGGGAGATCCTCGGAGATTACGGCCGTCACCCGGTCCCCGGGGCGTGGGGCGGGATAGGCGGGCTTGGTCGCGGGTGTTATTCCTTGCCGGTCGTCAGGCTCGGCACGCCGCCAACCGAGCGGCAAGTGGGGGATTGATCATGCAAAAAGCCGCGCTGGCGGGAGCCATCGTTCTTACGTTTGCCGGTTGCGACATGAAGCCGGCGGATTCGCCGGAAGTGACGAGTTGCGAAGGGCGGATATTGTCGAACCTTGCGTCACCCTCGTCTTACAAGCGGATTTCGGTCGACGTCTCCGACAGCCAGCTCTTGGATGCGGCGATATTTCGCGCCTACACCGGCATCGATCCACGCATCTCGGTGCCCAAGCAGGCGCGGCTGCGCATCGTCTATCTCGAATACGACGCCTCGAACCATTACGGCGCGATCATCCGCGACAAGGAGTTGTGCTACTTCACAATCACCGAGCAACAACATGTCGATGCCCGCCCGGCTCCCATCGAGGTGCCGCTTGAAAAGCCGGAACCCCTTATTCCCGACGATCCGAGTTCGATCGTCCTGCCGGCCGAGCACAATTGTTGTCTGAACGATGCGCTTTTGCTTCAGGCGAACGGCGCGGAGTGAAGCACGCGTTTGCAGGTCCGGCCGCTACCGCTTCGTCCGGTTCTCGGCCGCATCCTCCAGCGCCTCGTCGGCCGCGGCATCCGTACGGCCAGAATCGGCACGGGCGTTCTCGGCCTCGAGACAGGCCACCTATTTCTGCAGTCGCCAGTAGTCATAGGCGTCCGCGTTGCGATCCGAGAGATATGCTTCGGCGACCTTGCCGGCCTCGACGCACCTTTCGGCCGCGGTACCGCCATCGGCGACCATCTGGTAGCGCTTCTCCGCCGCCGGTCCCTTGCCGCAGGCGGTGAGCAGAACGAGCATTCTCGCCAGAAGTGTCGAACAACGCACCATCGCTTCCCCGCACCGCACGCATGCGAGCGCAATATGGCTTAAGACCCGAGTTGCGGGAAGCGGTTCGCGCACGCTTGAACGTGGACCATGCTGCGGTGGGGGGCTTCTCTCCGCCACGGTAGCCCGAGCGCAGCCGGTGACTATCGTCGGATGCCTTCACGATGGTTGAGCCGCCGCGCTTGGTCGACAAGACAGTTCATCTCGGACATCGAGTGCCAGTGATCGTATTTGGCCTCGTCCTTGTCGTACAAATAAGCTTCAGCGACTTTCGCTGCTTCGGCACATTTTTCTGCTGCCGTACTTGGATGCCGCGCGAAGATCGCATAGCGCTCGGCCGCATCCGGTCCCCGTTTAGCCTCACTGCATGCCACAAGCACGGCCAGAACCAGAAGCATTGAACGACATTCGATCATGATCGGCAAATATGCCCGATCAAAGCGCCGACGCAAGGCAACTTAGGACCCGAGTTGCTGGAAACGATTCACCCGCGCCGGCACGTTCGCCATGGAGCGCCGGAAGGTGGCGTCATCCATCTTCGCCGCCTCCTGCAGTGCCATCGCCACCACCTCGCGCCCGAAGGTGGCCGGCGTCACGCTGTTGTCGGCGGAGACCGAGATATTGAACACGCGCATGTCGCCCTGCGGCTTGTCGAGCGCCCCCACCGGCCGTGCCAGCCGCTTGCCCTGCGGCACCACCGCGACGGTCTCGCCACGCGACACCTGCGCGACCGGCTGGCCGTTGATCGCCATCACATTGCCATCGATCCCGCCTGCGCCGCCGACGCGGAATGATCCGCCGGTCGCAAGACGGGGCGTGTCGAAGGACAGGCCGCGATCACCGAAGTTGAGGAGCGGCCCCGACTTGGGTAGTTCCCACGTACCGCCGGTGGGGTAACCCAGCGGAGGACCCTTCGCCCGCAGCTTGGCGGCATTGTAGCCCCCCCCGGTCACCGCCGAGACGATCGCGCCGAACAGCGTGCCGAAGACGCCGCCACCCCCCTCCCCGCCGACCGCGCCGCCGAACTGCGCCACGGTCAGCTTCGCCAGGATCGTCGCGACCGCCTTCAGGCCTTCCTCCTTGAACTGCTTGAAGAGCCCCTTCGTCCCGCCGTTGAACGCCTGGAGATAGAAGTCGGCCAGCGCCTTGATCTTCTTCTCTTCGGCTTCCTTGTCGATGAGAGCCTGATACCCGGCCTTGAGCTTCTCATCACCGGGTCGGTTGATATCGCTTTCGATCTTCGCGATGCCCTGATTGGCATTTCCCGCTATGATGTCCTGCCACGATTTAGCCGCCTGAACCAAGCTCGCATTGATTTCGTCGATTACACGCTTCCGCTCTGTCAAGGCCGCAGATGCCGCAGCATCAGCCTGCGCCTGCGTATCGCGGACTGAAATAATGGACTGACGGTAGCTCTTGGAGGATTTCTCTCTCTTCTCCTCCAGAGCTGCTTCGGCTTCTTTTTTGCTATAGTAAAGTTCTAGTTTTTCATTGACAATCCGGAGGGTTTCCTTCGCTGCTGCCAGATTCCTTTCGGCTTTGACAATCATCGGCCCTCGCAGAGCCGTAGCTTCGCCACGCGTGCGTGCGCCCGGCACATTCTTCGATTTCGCATCTACAAGAGCCTGTTCGGCTTCTCGCACGCTCCGTTGAGCATTCATCCGAAGACGAAAGTTATCTTCGTCGATCCCACCGTAGTTGAGTCGCTCCGCTTGTTCGACGAGGCTCTTGATCTTAGCGAATGATTCGTCTGCCTTCTTTATGGCTTCTTTTGTCTTATCGCTAAACTCACCCATGCGTTCGATGAGCTTCAATACCACAGCAGCAGCGCCTGTTAAAGCGATACCCCAAGGACCCTGAAGAAAGCCGACGAAACCCACAAGCGGTCCCTTGGTTACTTCCAGAGCCTCCACCACCTGTGGAAACTTAGCAACGAGAGAAGAGAATTTCACGTCGCTGCCGGCAGCCTCGAGCGCCAATTCAGATAGTGCTTTCGCAAATTTACGAGAGGACTCGCTCGATTTTATCGAACCGCCTTCGACGCCCTTCGCTGCAGCCTCCGCGCTCTCCCCCGCGCGCTGAAACCCCGCGCTCGCCGCCGCGCCCAGCCGGGTCGCAGCAGCCTCGACCACTCCGGCAGAATTCTGCATCGCGCCGCCGGCCGCACCGAAGGCGCGCACCGTCGCGGCAATCGAGGCGTTGTACGCATCGACCTTCGCTTCGAACTGGATCGCGACCGTGCCGGCGTCTTCGGCCATTACTGCACCTTCACCGCGGCCATCGCGGCGCGCGCCTTTCCCGTGTCGAGTGGCGGGGCGAGGTCGCCGCCGCTCAAATCGTCGTTATGGGCGGAGACGGCGGCCTGGTACTGCCACCAGGTCAGCCGTTCCCAGTCGAGTCCGATGCCGGCGCAGTCGACGATGGCGCGCTCGGGGTCGAAGCCCTCCGGGATCCGCGTTTTCTGGATCTTGCCGGCGCGACCGCCGGCTCCGCTTTTGGGCCGGGGTCGTATCCTTCGATCTTGGCGCCAAGCACTGCGGCCGCGATCGCCCAGGCCTCGCGCAAGGGTGCCGGGTGGATGTACTGCTCCATGATCGCCCGCGCTTTCAACGCGCTGACCTCGACCGCGGCGCCGTCCACCGTCCCCTTGCCACCACCGATCAGGCCGAGGCGGATGGTCTCGTAGATGTCCTCGGCAAAGGCCTCGGCCTCCAGCACGTTTTCGATCGGCTGGTCGCCGAACAGGTAGCGGCCCTTGAGGACACGGGCGTAGATCGCGAAGATCCCCGCCTTGCGCGCATCCTGGAGCGCGGCGAGCTGCGGCAGGCGCAGCGCGAAGAGGTAATCCCCGTCCGCGACCTTCAGCTCGATTTCGGTCGCGGGCATCAGGCCGCCGGGGTGTACGCCCAGTCGCCGTGCGAGGCGATGGCGATCTCGACCGTGGTGTCGCTACGTTCGGTGTTCGACAGGTTGGCGCTGGTGAGCACGCCGGTGCCGGCATAGGTGCCGATCTCGGTCCCCTCCTCGGTCGCCGGGTCGGCGATGTCCATCAGGATGTACTGGTAGTCGGCACGCACGCCGAGCAGGTCGTCGAAGGTGCTGAGCGCGATGTCGACATCGGCCAGGCCCGACCCCGAAACGTCCCACTGCCGCCCGGTGACGCGCACGCGGCGCGCCGGAATCTTCCCCGGCTTCGCGCAATCGCCGATGAAGCGGTCGTCGCTCTGCACCGTGCGGTTGAGGCCGCTGGTCTGGATCCCGCAGAGGGTGGTGTAGGCGCCGGACGAACCGAGCGGGCGATAGCGGATAACCGCGAATTCGAAAGTCGTGGGCTCGGACATTCAGGGCACTCCGATCGGATGACTGGCGCAGGCTAGCGACGGCCGGGCAGTGCGGTTTAGGGCCGTCAGGCGCGGCGCGGCGTCACGAGAGCACCCGCACGCGAAAGTTCTGCACGGTGTGGAAGGCACCGGCCTCGGCGCCGTCGGGCATCGTCTGCCCGCCCGTCCAGCGCACCCGCATCGCGCCGATGCCGGCCAGGTCGATCTTCACATGGTCGAGCGCCACCGCAATCTCGTCGCCGATCCGCATCGCGTGATCCTCGGCGCATTCCAGTTCGCTGTCGGCGGCAAAGCGGCCCTTGCTGAAGCCGTGGACGGCGATGGTGAAGTCCTTGCCGTCGAGGCAGGCGCCGGTGAGCGGCACCGCGATCGGCGCGCCGGTGCGGACGAACGGCCAGGCCGCGCGCGCCGGAGAGGCCTGGCGGTGGATCGATGCGGACGGCACCAGCACGGTGAGGTTGCCCGCCGTCTTCAGTCGCGCGACCAGCGCCTGACGCATCGCGAGCGTGCCGGGCCTAGCCATTGCCACGGCCCCCGCCACCGATCGCGCGGCCGACCGCCGCGCGGCAGGCGGCGACCACGCTGCCCCGCGCCCGTGCGGCCGCCGGCCGGAGGAACGGGCGCTCGCCCGCTTGGCTGGTCCCGAACTCGACCGCCGCCGCCCAGGGCGCGGTTGCCGCAACCGTGACGGTCAGCGGGCCATTGGCGGTGACGGTGATGCTGGCGGCCAGCGCATCGTCATGGCGTCCGCCCCCGGCGAGCGCCTGCTGCGCGGCGGTCTTCACCGCTTCGCCGCCCTTGAGCAGGGCCGCGCCGACTTCCCCCGTCAACCCCGGCCCGGCCAGCCGGCGCAGCCGCGCGATCTGTGCCTCGACCCCGGTCAGCCTAGCCACGCCGTGCGCTCCCCTGCCAGTAGGCGCCGGCCGGATCGCGGGTGACCGCGCTCAGCAACCAGTCGCCGCGATTCGGCCCGGCGAGCAGCCGCAGCCGGGCATCGCCATCCAGATCACCGTCGAGACTTGCGGCAAGGATCAGCACCTGCGCCGTGCCGTCGGCGACGCCATCGCCGCGCATCCCATCGGTGACGATGTCGACCTGCGCCCGGCAATCGCGGAACAGCGGATAGCCGGCCCGGGTCGATCCGCCCTCGGTATAGCCGCCGCCTGCCTGGTCGATGACCTGGGCGGCATGGAACGGCCCGCCGAGCGCCGCCGACAGGCCGATTGCGATGTCGGCGAAGAATCTCGCGATCGTCATCGGCCGCACACCGCCGAGGTGACCGAACCCGCGCGCGTCACCAGTGGCCCGCCGCAGTTGCGGCGAAGCAGCGCGGCATAGTCCTGGCCATAGCGGGTCGCGGCGAGGCCGCCGTCGATCTGCTGACGGACGGCCGCCTCGGCAAGCGTCGCCGAGAACGCGCCGGTGGTGATCGCGCTGACCCCCTGCGGGATCGCGGTGGCGTCCGCGGCAAGCCCGGCCAGCGCCATGTTGTGCGCGGCAAGCGCGATCAACGCCGGCGCGAAATCGGCCTCGATCCAGCTCTCGTCGACGCCGCGCACGGCATCGTCCAGCCAGTACTGCACGCGGTCGTCGTCGACCGCGCCGAAGGCGGCGTAGCGCAGCTTCAGCGCCGCCGGGTCCGGGCGCGCATAAGCCATGTCACAGCACCAGATAGCATTTGGTGACGCCGCTCATCGCGGTGATCCGCCGCGGCACGAACAGCAGCGGCACGCCCCTGGCCACGGGATAGCCGGTGACCGCGGCACCGCCCGCGTCATTCTTGAAGGCGATCGTGCCGTCGGCATCGAAATGCACCGCCTTGACGCCCTCCGGCAGGTCGGCATCGGCCGGCGTGTATTCGATACACGCATTGCCAAGCGCGCTGGTATCCCCCAGCCGGTCGATCTCGCGCGACATCTCAGCGGTCCTTTCGCGGGTCGGACGCGGCAGCGCGCGCGGGCTCGATCTCGAACCAGCCGGTGGCGCCGGCCGCGGCCCGTTCGCCCTCGGACAGATCCAGATCGGCAGCCTCGCCGCCGGCGATGAAGACGAGGCCGTCGTCACGGGTGTGGACGCCCTTCGGCCCCTCGGTGAGGTTGCGGATCCGCACCATCGCCTCAGATCCCGTCATAGTAGACGGCGCCGCGCGGCCGGCGAAACTCGACCCCGCCATAGTTGAACAGGCCCGGCACCTCCCAGGTGAACGACCCCTTGCGCCACGGCTCGAAGAACTGGTGGGGGCCGGGCAGATAGGCGCGCAGCACGTTCTTGCTGTTGTCGTAGGCCATCATCCGCGCGCTGCTGCCGGCGCCCGCCGTCTCCAGCTCACGCGTGCCGATGATCGTCAGCGGCAGGCCGGTCTCGAGCGTATAGGCGTTGGTGTCCTTGACGAATTTCAGGACGGTATCGCTGCCGTCGCCGACCCGCCGGGTGGCCAGGGCCTGCAGCCGGCTCGTCGGCAGCAGCAGGGTGTTGGCGCGCAGGGTCTCGCCAGATCCGTTGTATGGCGCATTGAGGGCGGCATTGACGTCGGCGATGACGTCGTCGGGCGTCTTGGTCGACCACAATGTCGACGCTCCCGTACCGTTTGCCGGCACGGTGGTCGTCTGCACGGCGGCGTTGTTGATCAGGCCGGTGGTGATGTTGGCCGCGCCGATCTTGGCGGGGTCGCCGCGGATCACCATCGCATAGATATTCGCCTCGGCAACGGTATGCGCCGCCTCCGCCTTGTCGGCGGCGAGATCGCGGCCGACCAGCGCCGCCTGCTCCAGCTCGGCCCGGTACCATTCGTAGCCGATGCCCTTTAGGTGGTTTTCCTGGACGAACTGGGTGGTCGAGACATCGGCATAGGGCATGTCGAAGCCGGCGCCGTTCATCCACTCCGGCTTGCCGGCGAAATCGCCCGAATAGAACACCGACCCGCGCGACCACATGCCGCCGTCGGTGTCGACGAACAGCAGCCGCGAATAGTCGAAGCTGGGATAAACCTGCCTGTCGATCTCGGTGTTGATCCGCAGCATCTGCGAACTGAGGAAGGCGCCGACCGAGGCCGCGTCGTTGAAGTCGATCTGCATGTTCGGAAGGCTCCTTGGACCAGCCTGTTTCAATCCAACCCGGATATTTCCTGCGATTACCGCACGATCCGCAGCCGCACCGGCGCATTGCTGGCGACGGTGTCGACAAACTTCGCCGGGATCGCGGTGTTGCCGGATGCACTGGTCGTGAACGCGCCGCCCGCGGTCACATAGACCGGTGCGCGATCGGTCGTGCTCGAGCCGGCGATCACCCAGATCACGCCCTCGTCCATCACCCCGATCTCGCGGCCCTGCGGCACGATGTCGGCGGTGCCCCCCGGCACCAGTGCGAGGCCGTGGTCGGCGATCGTCACGCCCAGGAAGTCGCCGGAGACGGTCGTCGAGCAGCCATGGTCCCCGCTCGCCTGCCACACCGCCTTGCCGAAGCCGATGCCGCCGGCATCCTCCACCGTGCGCGAGATGCGGTTGCCGGTCTCCCCATTGGCGACCATCCCCGCATAACCGGGGGCGGGCGCCGCATTGTAGCTGTTCTGTACGATGGCCATGGTCGATGGGTCCTCTGGAAAGGGGTGCGTCAGCGGGGCGCCGGGCCCGCCGGGATATGCGCGGTGGCAAAGCGGGCGAGGCGCGCGGCACGCGCCGCGACGGCGGCGCCGCGCCCGTCGCCGATGATCGCCGGCTGGCCCGACAGGGCTTCGCGCGGCCGGTCGGT